GTCCGATGAGTGGCACGAGCTTCGTAATGAAGCTGGCGCTATCGGCGGTTCCGACATCGGAGCAATCGCAGGACTGTCTCAATGGGAAAGCCCGTACACCAAATGGGCAAAGAAAACAAAACAAATCGCAGATGACTTTGAGCCAAATATGTCAATGCGACTTGGCACAAAGCTAGAAGCACCAATCCTAGAAATCTTTGCTGAGGAACATCCTGAGCTAGAAATCTACACAACAGGAACATGGGCAAACAAAGAAGAACCTTGGATGCGAGCAAACCCAGATGGGCTTTACGCAGACCAAACAGGTGAGTTCGGAATTGTTGAAGTCAAGTTCAGTCGTGACTACTGGACACAAGTTCCGCAGTCCTACCGCGCACAAGTTCTTTGGTACATGCGAGTATTCGGTATTCGCAAAGCAAAGCTTGTCGCATTAGCTGGCTCTAGCTATCAAGAGTTTGACATCGAGTGGGATCAGTTTGAGGCAGACGCTTTGTTTGCTGCTGCAATTCGGTTCCGCAACCATGTCATCCAAGAGCGAGCGCCTCAGTGGGATGGTTCGCTGTCTACGCTAGAGACCGTCAAGAAACTCAACCCAAACATTGAGGATGGCGAAGTGGACCTAGATGATTTAGGTCAGCACTACTTCAACAAACTTGACGATTTTGAGCGTGTTGAAAAAGAACTAAACGAACTAAAGAGTAGAGTCCTATCTGCTATGGAAGGCAAAAAGAGGGGCTTGATTTACGGTGAACACAGAATTAGCCTCAGAGCTAGGGGTGCGGGACTTCCGTACCTACACCACGAGAAAGGGAAATAAATGGCACACTTCAATCTGTCTGACTACGAAACCGTAGAGGAGCGCATTAGACGCTTCTACAAAGACAACCCAGATGGTCGCATCTTGACCGACAACATCACAACACTTCAGGACCGACAGGTCGGAACCTGGGTGACTAAGAGCTACATTTTCTTGACCGCACAGGACCAAGAGAAGAACTTGGTCAAAGCAACTGGACTGGCGTTTGAAATTGACTCAAGCAAAGGACCACAGGCTACATCTGCTCTTGAGGTATGTGAAACCAGCTCGATTGGTCGCGCACTAGCTAACGCTGGGTACTCAGGGAACAAGAGAGCATCAAGAACTGAGATGGAAAAGGTCGCTAGAGGTCAGACTCCAGTAGCACCACGCAAAAACTGGATGACAATGGCCCTTCTAATGCGCGATGACCTAGACGGTCTTAGACTGTTGTACAGCGAAGCTAAAACTGCCAACGCTTCAAAAGAAACCTTAGATGGGATTGCCAAAATTGCCAATGAATCATCTGGAGCTGAACATCTTGATAGCGAGCCTGCGGGAAGTGCAGGAGTGTCTGAATGAGCAATGGGCTAGGGGCAACTACCCCGATGTGGACAAGATGTGGCAATTACAAAGAGAAAAGTCAGAGAGGCTAAGAAATGGAGATTATTTCACCGACACACATCATTCAGGAGCTTCAGAGACTAACAGCGGAGATGGACAAGGGTAGTAACGCCCTCTATGACGCTGAGTGCAAAATGGCAGATGCCGAGGCTGCTTACGACAAAGCTGTTTCTCTTGCGTTCATAAACAACCAAGGAACCGTGGCTGACAGGCAGGCTGTGGCTAAGTTGCAGTCAGTAGATCAAAAGCTTCAAGCTGACCTAGCCAGAGCTGAGTTCAACAGGGTCAAAACCAAGATGAAAACCCTGTCAGACCAGGCAACAATGATGGCTGTAATGTCCAAAAATGTCGAACTTCAGTGGAGAACACCCTAGCTGGTAGCCTTGAACGGTGATTGCTGAAACCTGCTCGTGCGGGGCAAAGTTCAAGACAAATGAGCCTGAGCCTGTCAAATTAGTCCGCGAATGGCGGAAGAATCACACCTGCGCTGAGCAAGACATCGCAGACACACCTACCAGCGGTTTAGCAGACACACAGCTTGCAATGGGATTCCAACCAGGTGAGATGCCAGCAAAAAAGCATGACCCTTGGGAAGATGATGAATAAAAAATCTTTCCAAAAGTATATAAACCGAGATGAGGGAATTTGTTGCCATTGTGGAACAGATGACGATACTCTTGTCCCGCAGCACAGACTCGGTAGGGGAATGGGTGGCTCAAAAGAAAGGGATGTTCCATCAAACATTATTCTGATTTGCTCTAGGGCAAACGGACAGCTAGAGTCAAATGCAACCTTCGCACAGATGGGCAGAGATTTCGGTTGGAAACTGATTCAAGGTCAGGACCCCAAAAAAGTTCCTGTATGGTTGGCAGATGGCTGGTACTTGCTTGATGATGAGTTTGGAAAGAAAAGAGTAAACCCGCACATAGAAGCGGACTAGAAAGAGGGAAAAGAGAGATGAGCATTGAAGCAGTTGCTACTGTTCTAAATCACAGCAAAGCCAAGGGGCGTGCGAAGCTTGTCCTGATTGGAATTGCTAATCACCTTGGAGACCAGGGTGCTTGGCCTTCAATCAGCACCCTAGCTCGATACGCTAACGCGTCAGAACGCTCGGTCAAGCGAGACCTACAAGAACTTATGATTCTAGGTGAGCTGCAGGTGGACCTTCAGTCTGCTCCAATGCACGGTCAATACAAAACCAATCTTTACTGGATCACAATTCAGCCAGGGGTGACAGGTGAGGTAAGCAGGGGTGACAGCTCAGGTAAATCAGGGGTGACACCTGTTGGCACGCAAAACATCAATATTAACCATAAAGAACCAAAGAGATACGCAACAAAAATTCCAGATGATTTTTGGCCTACAAAAGAGCTTTTAGATTGGCAGGGTGAACACTTCCCAGAAGTAGATTGGAAACTTGAAACACACAAATTTATTGACTACTGGAACTCGGTCAGCGGGAGCAAAGGCAACAAAACAGATTGGCAAGCCACCTGGCGCAACTGGATACGAAACAACAAGAAACCAAAGCAAGCCAGCCGAGAAGAAGAAAACAAAAAAGCAATGAGGGAGTTTCTAAAAAATGCAAAAGACTGAAACAGCAGAACTAATTGAGTTTCTAAGCCTTGTAGACGGGCGCAAAATCTCTGGCGAGAAGATTATGGCTTGGCACGAAGTCCTAGGCTTCTTGGACTATCCTGTGGCTAAACAGGCTGTCATTGAAGCTCAGCGCGATGGTGCGATTCAGTACATCGAGCCAAAGCACATTCTTGGCAAGGCAAAGTCAATTCAAGATCGCAAGAAGTCAGAAGAACAAAGAGCTGAGCAGTTCAAAGAAAAGCCTCTGACATTCGGTTCTCGTATGCCTAAGTGTCATCACGGCATAGGGCTGTTGCTCTGCGACCCGTGTTGTAAAACGGCTGCTCAACAAGCTGGATTGCTAAAGTAGGTGTGTGGATGAGAACAAAGCTATCTGTTCGCGTTGTGGTTCAACTTGGACTGTCAATGCTCAGAAGCGCGAGCGCACTGACCTTCGGTGCTTCTCCTGCCGTATGCGAAAGTCGCTGGTTATCAAGTACGGTAGCCAGAAGTGCGTCACTTGGCAGGGTGAGTACGACCTAGAGACGCTAACCGTTCCATACTTTGAAGGACACCCAGTATTGCCAGGATTACGCAAGTGTGGTCATATAGATTGCGTAAATGCTGAGCATGTTATCCAAGCGGATAACTAAACTAGAAGAAAAGAGAGAAAGGCAGAGATGGCTTCCATCGAAGTAAAAGGGAAAATCGGCAGGATTTTCTATGAGAACAAAGGTCTTGAGATCATTGAGACTTACACCAACAAAGCTGGCAAAGAAGTAAACGCTTACTTTACCGTTTGGCTAAAGACACCAACCATTCTTTCGGTTGGCGATGAAGTCAAGGTAAGAGGACTTTACTCACACGAGATTTCCGAGTGGGATAACGAAGGCGAAACCAAGCGCAAGGTCAAGGTTTCCATCAATAACCCGCTAGTGACTGCATCTTCAGAAGGCTTTGCTCCGACACATGAGGCAACACCCTTTTGAGAATCGTTCAATGGCTTCTCCCGTCATCTACTGGATTGCTTCTGCTAAACCTATCTAAGACAGCAGAAGGATTCTGGAATGTGGCGGGGGTTGCTGTTGGACTCTTTTACATCTGGGCTGGCCTCAGTGCCGCCTGGATGATTTATGTCAGAAACTAACTTCACTATCTCCGTGACTGGAGACCCAGCCTCACAAGGCTCGCATGCCATTATGAATGGGCGTATTGTTCAAGTCAATTCTAAAAAGCACAAGGCTTGGCGCACAGCCATTGTCCAAGCGTGCATAGAATCTTTACCCGCAGACTGGGTTCCACTTGACGAGCCAGTTGAGCTAATCGTGAATTTCTACATGTCAAAGCCAGCGTCAGTAAAACGCTCGTTGCCAAGTGTTGCACCCGATCTTGACAAGCTAATTCGGTCAGTAGGAGATGCT